TAGAAAGTTTTAATAAATTTTTTAATGCTACTGAATCAAATATTGATTGATTTTTATTGAACAAAATATTTGACGCGATTTTAATAAATGTATAATCAATATCTACTATTTCTGGTGTGACAGTAATAACCCCGAAAGGTTTAATATATTCGTTAATTAACCTATATTTTTGGGAAGCTGTTATACTATAACCACCAACAGGTTTTATGCATATAAACATTTTCCCATATTGGGGGTGATCCATTTCTTCCCCTCCCCAAACATTTACTGCTTGAATAGGTACAATTTGGTTATCTCTTTTTAATAATTCTAAATAGTCGCTTTTTGTTACAGCCCTATTCTGAGAAGCGTATGCTTTAGGTGCAGCATATTTGATGGAGGATATAGATTCTTTTTCTAATCCACCTGTAGCAACTTGAGTAGCTTCAATAATCGTGCCGGAATATGTTCCGATTTTATCCATCAAAGTAAATTTATAAGCACCATTAGGTGCGCTACCTTTTGTAGTTAGATATTCAACTGTGATAACATTACCTGTAGTTAATGTTTTTCCAAGAATACCATCACCGAAATAAATTTGATATTTTCCATCTAATGATTCTTGTAAAAAGTAAACTTGTGTGGTGTTATCTAACAATAAATGAGATGTAGATAATTCAAATTTATTAAATGTTGTTGATTGACTACTATCATACACTAAAACAGATAAAGTTGTTGTATCAACGTCAGAATCAGGTAATGTAAATGTTAATGAAGGGTTTTGTATGGTATTTACCTGATAGGTGTATCTTACAGGTTGGCCTTGATATATTTTTACGCCATTAAATTGAGCAGAATTATTAACAGTTGTAACAGTTACTTCTTCTAATGTAACAAATGGATAATTAACGTTGTCAATAGCATGAGAGTAAAATTTAGTATATTTTGGGATTGTAAAATTCGGAGAAGTGGTCCCATTAAATTTTACATTGATAACAGCAGTAGCTGCTCTGGGAGAAGAAGGGGTATAATTTAATAATTTTGCATGAGAAATTACAGAACCTCGTTTTACAGAAGTATCTAAAAACATTTCATTGGCAACCATATTTAAATAATAAGCATTATAATGTGTATTATACGCTAAAATATCTAATACTTGAGAAATAACAGACCCTTCAAAATCATAATCGTTGAATTTGTCTTGACCTTTTAAATATTGTTTAAAATTATATTTGATTTGATCAAAATCTAATTCTGCTATATTTAGTGATGAGTTGGCTGTGGCCATGTTTTCCCCTAATTCTTTTTCTTATTAGTTATTATTTATCTTAATCTAGATAAAATAAAATCTGCTGTAAATGGTTGTACTAAATTTTCTATATAAAATGTAATAGTAACTTGATATGAATTGTAATCTGGTAATCCTATTACATTAACTTTTTCCAAAGAAACACGCGGTTCATAATTTTTTATGACAAATTCTACTTCTTTGGTTAAAGCAGATGCTGTCATAGGAGACAACGGTTCAAACAATAATCTTCTAATATTTGATCCATAATCAGGATTAAATGGTTTTTCATTATGATTTGTTAATAAAAGATTTTTTAGAGCTCTGACAACAGCAAATTCTCCTGTTGTTATCATTAAATCTTGTTTTGCTGGATGCGGATTAAATGTTAAATCTAAATCCGAATAACCGCTGTAATTTTTTATTGTGCTCATATTAGTTTAAATTTATAGTTGAACCTTTAATTGTAGTAGCACCAGAACTTATCTGATTGAGAGTATTTGTTACTGTTGTTGACATACTTTTACCTACAGTAAGTTTATAATCCCCTTTAATATTAGCAATATAATCTCCATCAACAGTTAATGTACAATTTTGTTTAACATAAACTTTTGCGTCTCCTTGAACTGTTATATTACATTTACCCATAATATAAACATTATCATCTTTCATTACAATAGTATATTTATCTTTAACAACTTTATCTACTTGAGTACCTGTTGGGTGTATTTCAGAAAATGTTCCAGATCTATGGTACAAATGAGTTCTTTCTGATCCAGGAGTATCATCCAATTCAAAATAATGACCAGATTCAGTACTAATTACCTGATTATATGGATATTTTGAATTATATGGTGTTTTTGGTTCAACCCAATTATTATTTGTACCGTCAGGAACAGTAACAACAGAATCCAATTTAGTTTTAACTATTGTTTCAGATATACCTTCATTTCTTGATAGACGGCTTGTTGTTGGTTCGTTTAATCTAAACGGGAAATTATTAGCTTGCGGTGTTTCTTCAATTACAACTCCAGTTCCATCAGATTTATATGTTATAGATTTAACTTTTCTTGGTGCTGATTGTAATTCTGCATCTGTTCGTGGATCATTAAACCCAGTTTCTCTGTCTGGTGTATCTTCCGGTATACCATGAAAAGCCCCCATTATAATAGGAAATTGTGCGCCATCTCCATCCATAAAAAATCCCATAACCATATCACCTTCTCTTAATGTTGATGGAGTTGAATATGAATTATTAGTTGGATATAACGGTTGAGCCCATGGTAAGGATTCAGTTGAAACTTTTGTTTTAGTGTTATCGTGTAAACCTTTTATTCTGACTTGACATCGACCAACATTCAATGGATCCATTCTACTTTCAATAGTACCTAGCCACCAAACAAATCCATCATGACCCAAAAAATTAGATCTTCTTGAATTATTAAATTCAGTTGTCATCTTACACCTTTCCACGCAGGATTATTATTATCATATGAGCCAAAATCATTAGGAAACGATTCTTTACAAATTTCTAAACATGTAAAAAAATGATTTTCTTGATTTATTAAATGTCTTACTGCTGTAACAAGATATTTACCAGAATAAAATTTATCAGTTTGTTTTTGACCTGTTGTAGAATTTGAAACAATCTCAGGCAAATCAAACTGTATTACTTTTCCGACACTTAATTCAACATCACCAGGAACTAAAATTTTTAATCTATTTGTAAATAATAATGCTAATTGCGCTGTTCTGTGTGAAACGGTTTCTTCTACTCTATTCTCATTAACAGTTATTTCTTTATTTTTAAAATATAAATTTTCACTTTGACCAGTAGAAGTCACGCAAAATTTAATTACTCCTGGAGTTTCATCTATTTTATCTCCGAATCTATTCGTTGCTGAATATGGAACCCCAGATGCATCTAATGATGCAGAATTTTTTTTATATTCTTTGTAATCAAAATTAGATTCACCAAATTTTAATCTAAGTGGGTCTACAGTATGAGTTTTATTTGACAACGCACCAGTTCTAACTGCCGATATAGAATCAAACGAATTAACCAATTCAAACGAAATCACATTAACAAATTCTTTATTAATATCAGACACCATTTCATTTTGCTTAGATTTTAAATTTTTCTCGTCGTATTGATATTTTTTAAATATTGGTTGTTTAAATAAATTTAAAATTGATTTAAAATTAAACCCATCTCTATTTTCATAAAACAAATAAGGTGATCCAACATTTTTATTATCATTAGCTAGTGCAAAAGTACACAACCAATTAATAGCTTGTATTGGTTTAAAATTAGGAACAACAAGAGATCTTAATCCAGAAGTTTCGTCGATATTTGTAAAATCTTTTTGTTCAATTTTTAGCGAATTAAACGCAATATCTTTTACTATATCAGAAATTTTAATATTTGTATAAGATTTTGATAATTTATATTGTTCATTTAACATAAATTCTTCAGAACAAAAATGAATAATATAATTTTCGTTTGTATTTTTTGTTTGAGTTCTATTGCTGATTTTATAAATCCTAAAGTTTTTTTCAATAGGATTATCAAGACCAGGTTTATCTAATGATAATATTAAAATTTCTTGACCTTGTAATTGCAATATTTGAATATAATTCATAGAATCATTAACAATTAATGCACCGCTAATTCCATTATTAAATATATCTTCAAAATAATTAAATTCAACAATAATATTTTTAAATTCAATCGGTTGCCCACCTGCTCCAACTATTTTACAAGAGCGTAACCCGACATCTTGAGCATGTAAAACGCCATCAGACATATTGTTCCCTCATCAAAACTTTTAATTCTGTTTCAAGTTGATTGGCATATTCTTTTCTAATCAATTTAATTTCTCGTTTAGCTTCATTTAATTCCGATTCATAATCGTAAATTGATATTTGTTCTTTAGTTATCGTTACAGTAATATTATCTGCTTGTGCTGTTGAGTCTGCAAAATTAAATGTATCATCATCGTAACCATTAACACCGCCATTATATGCTTTTTGATCGATATAAATTGTTTCTGTTGTTGAAACGCCACTTATATTATCTGTTGTTGTTATATGAGATCTATAACCAAGAGGATTTATATTGATTGTCGCACTAGCATATTCAGAACCAGTAATATTTAATGCTGCTCCTTGTTCTGCATATTTTTGATCAAGCATTTTATTGAATTCAATATAAGATAAAGGAAAATCAAAAAATGGGTTGATAATATCATTTGCTAATAACACTATCCAATGTTTTTCTGCGTCACCATAATATTTAAATGCAATTAATTCGGGAGTATCTCCTTCTTGTAATTGGTATGGGTAAAATATAGATAATCTATCTGAATATTTATCTCTAATGGCTGTTCTAGCTATTAGATCAGTAACTAAACGATTGTTTATTAATAATTTTGGGTATTTTGAGAAAAAATTTGCCATAATTAATAACCTTCTGAAATTCGTTCTTTTGTTAAAATTTCCATTTCTTTGAATTGCAACGTCACACGTGTTTTAACTGGCATGCCATCATTATGCGCAACCCAACCAACTTCCGGTGCATAATCAACCATTACAGAAGTTAATGCACAGGGTGCGAATTTATGTAAATTTTCATTTCTTTGCTCTAAATATCTGTATTCAATATTGAATACAGATGGGACAATAAAATATCTCCCTGTACCGGAATTGTCAATTTCAGGAGCAGAATGATATCTAAACATTTTAATAATCTCTCTCACAGTAGCTGCTTCTTCTGGGCTTTTTGGTGTAAATGTAAAATCAAATTGAAATGTTCTAAAATTCATAGAAGTAAATAATACTTCCATCTGTGGGTTTATTGCTGTATTTTTTTGCCCCAACATATATTGAGTAAAACCTCCGCCTGTCACACCAAGCCCTGATGAAACATTACCCAAAATTTCTGTTGCAACAGGTGGAGCCGCTGCACCAACATTTCTGATAGTTTGGCTTAAACCTGAACTTTCCTTACTTGCTTTTTCGGCTGCATCTAATAAAGAACTGTAATTTTTACCTTGAGATATAACTTCTTGACCCATACCAAGTTGACCTGTCGCCTCAGTTACGTCTATATCAGCATAATTAGCTTGTTGATTTATATTAACTGTGTCTGGCATGTAAAGATTTATAAATCCTTGTATTTTTGATGTAGCGGGAGAATACAAAGTTTCTGCGCTATTGTCCATAAACCCTTCAATAGCAGCCTCGGCTGATGATAGTGCATTATCTACACCATTTAGATAATTTTTTACAGAATCATAAACACCAGAAATTGCTTTTGTTGGGTCTGAAATAAATTGGCCAACGCTATCTAATGTATCACCTATACCAGAAGCAATATTTGTTGCAGCAGAGATCCCAACAGTAGCTGCTGTGACACCACCAATAACTGATCCACCAGCTGTTGCTGCGACACCCGCAATTCCAGCAACTGATCCTACAACACTAGACGCAGTACCAACAACTGAATTTACTGCGCTTACTGCTTGATTAGCAACACTTGCAACTGACCCAATTGTATCGGTTACAGCACTTGCAACACTAGAGATTGAACTAGCCGCTGAAGCAGCTTGAGTTGCTGCATTTCCTATTGAATTCATTGTAGAAGCAATTGAATCGGAAATACTAGAAGGTGGTGTAATTGAAACTGGGGAAGATGGATTTGCGATATAATTTGATTTTTGCGGAACCATAACGGTAAATGAAATGTAATGACCCTTTCTAGAAGAACCTAGATCATCAGGATATGTCAATATAGGTAAATCGTTTACCGATTTATATAAATCTTGTAATGGGCTTGGCATAAATTTTATCAACTATTTTTTAATTTTAACTAAATACTATTTATATCAATAATTTGTAAAAAATTAAATTATGGCAAAAAATTATAAACAAGGAATTTATAATATAAAAAACCCGAGTAAATATAGGGGTAATGCTGCAAATATTGTTTATCGCAGTTCCTGGGAATTGAGAGTATTTAAATGGATGGATGATAACCCTAATATATTAGAATGGGCATCAGAAGAGTGTGTTATTCCATATAAATCTCCTGTCGATAATAAATTTCATAGATATTTTCCAGATATTTGGGCAAGGATATTAGGGGTTGATGGTAGAACTAAAACTTATTTAATTGAAATTAAACCTTATAACCAATCAATTGAACCAGCAGTAAAAAAGAAAATAACAAAACAGTATATAACTGAAGTTTGTACATATGCAATAAATCAAGCAAAATGGAAAGCTGCTAGAGAATATTGTTTAGACCGTAAATGGGAATTTAAAGTTTTAACAGAAAAAGACTTAGGATTATAAATGGGATTAAATCTTAATTTTGATTACAAATTTAGTTTAAAAAATGTTACTGAAGCCATAAAATGGTTTAAAGAACAAGTAAAGCATTTAAAGAAACCCACTGCTGATGAGATAAAAAATAATAAAATAAAACAGCAAGAATTATTAAAAAAAGGTACAAATACAACAAATAAATTTGAAGTTGGTAAAATGTACCTTTTCCATTATAATCCAAAAGGTAGAGAAAATTTAGAATATTATGATACATTTCCATTAATTTTATTAACCAGTATTAAACGTGATCGATTCACAGGATTAAATTTACATTATCTTCCTGTTGAACCAAGAATGATTTTATTAAGTAATTTATTAACAAAAGGTGTGTATAAAGATGGAGAACTAGAACGATTAAATATTAAATACGAAAATTTACAGGGTGTGCAACAATTTTCGTTTTTTGAACCCTGTTTTAAACAATATTTAACCAGTAACGTTCGTTCCGAAATAAAATTGATTCCACCTGAAGATTGGGGGTTTGCTGCTTCATTGCCTATTGAAGCATTTAAGAAAAAAACGAAACAATATGTTTGGAAAGAATCTATGGCAACACAAGATATGACACTTTAAAAGGATACTATAATGTCATTTTTAGATACAGTAAAAGAGTTAATGAGTGGAAATGGTCCGAAAACTGATGACTCAAAATATCGCGAAGCAAAGAGCGAGTTATTAGCATACGATATAGGTAGAACAGCATACTTTGATGTTGAGTTCTACTTTAATAAATTTGCTGATAATGATACCTTAAGATATGTTTGTCATTCAGCAGAACTTCCAGGTGAATCAACAGCTACAGTACACCAAAAAATATATGGGGTAACTGAACAACATTCAGTTATGACTGGATATAAGGATATAGATTTATCATTTTATACCAGAGGTTCACAATATGAAAAAACCAGAAAATTTTTTCAAAATTGGATAGCATATATCACAGGAAGAGAAGAAACTATAAAAAATTCTGGCATAGAAACAACTTATAATGTTAGATATAAAAGTGAATACGCATCAAGAATAAAAATAACACATTATGCGATAACAGGAATGCCGTTAGTTGAAGTAACATTAATTGATGCATTTCCAATTTCAATAAATCAAATTCCCCTTTCATGGGCAGCTCAAAACGAAGCCCAATCATTAAATGTTGCATTCGCTTATACAGAATACACATATGATTTTAAACATGTGGAAAGTAATGGCGCCTATACAAGAGGTCCATTAGGTGAATTATTAGGGACAGCTATTAAGACTGCCTCCACTATAAATACCATAAATGGTGCCATAGAAAGTGGAAACCCTTTAGCAATAGGATCAACCCTACCAGGTTTGGGGTTGTCTAATTTTACATTATCATCAGGATTAACAAGAATAGGATTATAAGTATGCTACCGACAATTGATGTGCCAACATTTTCTGTTGAATTACCAATTTCTAAAAAAAATATACAATTTAGACCATATTTAGTTAAAGAACAGAAAATTTTAACAATGGCTAAAGAATCTGGAGAAAAAAATTCAGTAATTAATGCAATATTACAAATTATTAATAATTGTATTATAACAGATATTAATATACAAGAAGAATTACCAATTACTGATGTTGAATATTTATTTTATCAACTTAGAGCCAGATCTGAATCTGAACTTGTAAATTTAAAATATAGATGCGAAAATAAAATTGAAGATACTATATGTGGCAACACTATGGATCACACATTAAATTTATTAACCGATTTAGAAATTTTAGATAATGGTGTTTCTCCAATAATTGAAATTACTGAAAATGTTGGCATTAAATTAAAACACCAAAGATTTGAACTTGACGGTTTAGAGGATACATTACCAACACCAAAAGAATTGTTTGAGATTATTGCAAATAATGTAGATTTTATCTATGATGAAAATTCTTCATATAATGCTAAAGATATTCCTCAACAAAAGATTGTTGAGTGGATTGGTAATTTACCAACAGAAAAGTACGAAAAAATAGAACAATTCTTCTTAAACGAACCAAAAATTATAAAAAAATTAAATATAACTTGTAATAAATGTGGTATGAATCACAACATTTTAGTTGAGGATATTTTCGATTTTTTTACTTAATTCTTGGTAATGATAAACTTTCAGTTTATTATAAAACTAATTTTGCTATGATGCAACATCATGGTTATAGTTTAACTGAACTGGAAGCGATGATCCCTTGGGAAAGGGAAATTTATATAGGTTTATTGGTTCAACATATTAGAGAAAAAGAAGAAAAACGTAAACAGCAAGAAGCTATTAGGAATCAACATTAAAAATGGCAAATAATTCAGATAAAGAAAATAACTGGGTGCAAACTGCTGGAGATACCGCTCGAGGTGCTTGGCAAGGTGCAACTATGGGGTTCGGGGAAAATATCTCTGCTGGTGTCAAAAGCGTAGTCAAAGGAACGAAATATGCTGATGAATTAAAATCTGAAGAAAACGCAAACGAAGAGGCTCTACAACGAAATCCTGTTGCATACAGCACAGGATTCGCTGGAGGAACAGCAGGTTCGTTAATGATAGGAACAGGAGAAATTGCCGCTGGTGCTAGAGTTGCCACTGCTGCAGGAAAAACTGCAATATCAACTGCATCAAAAATTTTACCAAAAGCAGAAACCATAGGTAAAGTTGCAGGTAAAGTAGCAGATAAAGCTGGTGGTATCGCTACAGGAATGTTTGATACCTTAAAAGCTGCTAAAGGTGGTATTCAAGAAAAAATATTATCAAAAACTGAAGGATTAGCAGATAAAGCAACTAACACTTTTAAATCTGGTATGGAAACCATTAAAGCAAAAGGCAGCGAATTAGCTGAAAATGTTGCAGGTAAAGTTTCTGATGCCAAAGAAATATTTAAACCCAAAATTGAAAAGGGTATTGAAGCAATTAAAGAAAAAGCTTCTAGTGCATTGGAATCATCAAAAGAATTTGCTGGTAATGTTACAAGTAAATTAAAAGAAGGTGGTAAAAAGGCAGTAGAAGTTGGTTCTAATTTAGTTAAAAAAGGTGGAGAATTTCTGGGTAATGCTACAGGAGCTATAGGAAGATTAGGTTCCAATTTAGTTGGATCGTTATTCGGCAAAAAAGATAAAGAACATCAAGATACAACCCAACATCAAACAGGAGAACATCAGGGAGAATTAGTACCAGATGAACCTGCTGTTCCTGAAGAAATAATCGAACATTCTTCAGGTGGAGATTCAGGGGAACTTGCTGGAAATACTGCAGGGGATGGTGGTCTAGCCAGTTCAAATGCTATTGAAATTTTAAATAAAATTTATGAAGCATTAACGAAATTAAACTCAACTGCTGATAGAATGTCTGTTGGTATATCTTCGATGTCTCGCGAAGCTGCAAGAAAAGACATTGATGCTGATATTACAGCAGAAAATAAAAATGCAAGAGCTGGACACAAAGGTAGTCATGGTGGTTCTGGTGGTGGTTCTGGTGGTGGTTCTGGTGGGTTTATTCCGTCTATAGCAAGTAAAACTTTTAATGCAGCAGGAGGTTTTGGGGGATTAGCTGCTGCAGCTATTTTAGGTACTGGTGAAGGCGAATCTCTCGCAGATCAAGGTCTGACTTGGGCAAAGGGGACTGATACTTATAAAGCAGCAGAAGAAAAAGTTAACTGGATACAAGGGACTGATGCGTACAAAAAAACTGCGTCAGCAGTAGGATCAGTTTGGGATAAAGGTACAGAATTATTGGGATTCGGTGGAGGAAAATCATTAGGTTCATTAGATGAGGGAGAAAAAGCACATAAAGCATTATTCCCAGGAACGTCTAAAGGCGAAGAGCAAGATATGATGATGGGTGGATATAAAAAAGGAAAATATACACCATCTATTATAGACAAAGCAGTAGGAGCAGTATCCCAAAAATATGAATCTGGTAAAAGTGGAGCAGGAACTGTTTCAACTGGAAAAGGAGATTTCGGTGGCGCGTCATACGGAACATATCAATTAGCTTCTTCTGGCGGAGAAAAAAGTACATTAAATAAATTTTTAAATTCATCTGGATACGCAAAAGAATTCCAAGGATTAACTGCTGGTTCAAAAGAATTTAATGAAAAATGGAAAGAAGTTGCGTCAAAAGACGAAAAATTTGGTGACGCTCAACACGAATTTATAAAACAGTCCCATTTTGATCCGCAAATGGAAAAATTACAAAAATCTGGTATAGATTTATCTAAATCAGGCAGAGCTGTACAAGAAGCAGTTTGGAGTACTTCAGTTCAATTTGGAGGAAGTACTGGATTAATAGAAAAAGCTCTTGAAGGAAAAGATGCATCAAAAATGTCAGATGCGGATATTGTATCAGCAATACAAGACTATAAAATTGCAAATAATGATAAATTATTTAAAAGTTCTAGCGGTGATGTAAAGGCAGGAACGTTAAGCAGAGCAAGTAAAGAAAAAGCTGATTTATTGCAAGTAGCAGCATCTAAAACCGAAAATGCTACAGCAACTTCTCTAATGTACAAAAATGGACCGCAGCAAGAATTAAAACTCGCAGCATCTAAAACCGAAAATGCTACAGCAACTCCTCTAATGGACAAAAATGGACCGCAGCAAGAATTAAAACTCGCAGCTATGGAAGCATCAACAGTAATTCCAGAAAAACCGCAATCAGAAAATGTTGTTATGATGCAAGGTATGATGAGCGGTATGTCTAAATTATCTCAAAGTGTTATGGGATCACAAGTGCCACAAAAGGCACCTCAACAAGTAGCGTCTGCCCCTAGACCTCAAGCAGGAACTGGTGGTAGTATGATGGCAGTTAGAAATGATGATCCAGTGTTGTTAACACTTACATATGGAAATGTAAAAACGGCATAAAAAAAGGGGCGTTTCAGCCCCTTTCTACTATTGATTAATCATCACCAACCAATTTACTGAAGTAAGACATATCATCATCTTCTTCATCGTCAATTACTGCAGTAGAAGCAGCAAAAGAAGCAGTTGTTTTCTTTTCAGCAACTGTGCTTTGGATAAATTGTTCATCTTCAACTTCATCAAGAGATTTTGCTGTATAATCTTCAGCAGTTTTATACTTAGCGTTTTGATTTGATTGCCCTAGAACTCTTTTTAGACGAGCTTCTAATGTTGCATAGTCTTTAAAGTTTTTAGGTTCAAGAATTTCTTTTAAAGAAAATTCACTCTTCCAAACTTTTTCTAGTTTATCATCGTCATCAAATAACGCTGATGGGCTATCAAATTCAGCTAAATCATAATTTTGGTAACCATCTACTTTACGAATTTTTAATTTAAAATTCGCACCTTCCCATAAATCAAATGGATCAATAGGTTTATCATCTTCAAATTGTGGGTTCATCGCTTGAGTAATTTTCTCAAAGATTTTTTTACCAAACACATATTTAAATGTTTTACCTTCATTTTCTGGGTGTTTAGTATCTTTGATTACATAAATGTTAGAAACATAATGTAATCTACGTTTTTGTTTTCTGGCTTGTTCTTTATTAGATTCAATACCAGTTTCCCATAATTCTGAATTGTATTTACCTAGAGGGTCATCTAGACCAATTGAAGTTAATGATTTTTCGATATACCAACCACCTGGACCTTGGAAACCATGATCGTAATATTTAACCCATGGTAAACCATCCGATTCAACATCTTGTGGAGGAGTAGGAAGAAAACGAATTACAGCGTAACCGTTACCTGATTTATCAAGTTCACATTTCCAATATTCATTAGAATCATCATTTTGATTATTAGAAGACATTGATTCAACAGCTTTCGCTAATTTATCTAAATTTGAACCTGATTGTTTTTTTAATTTACTAAAATCCATATAAACACCTTTATTAACATTTGATTTAAACAACGTATAGACAACATATATACAACGTATTTTACGCAAATTCCTTTACAGTTTCAATTAAAGTTTTTTTGAATTTGCTTTTGTCATACTCTAAGAATGGCTTGTATTTCAACATTTTTGTTTTAACACGAGGCCAAATATAATCATCCTTGATATTTTTGTCCCATTTAGGAACAAATTCCATAAACTCATTCATAATAATAACAGTTTCCGGAGAAACTTCATCTCTTAACATTTTAGTTAAGAGCAAAGGAAAATCATTTGAATCACTTTTAAATAATTTTTTGTGATTTTCTTCACCAAATATATTTATTAAATCATTTTCAAAAATATAGGATAAAGATTGTTGTTTTTTATTAAAATTTACGAAATTTTCGTGTGCTTCATGAGACAACAAATCTTGAACCCATACGGTTTCATTTTGTAAAAAATTAGCAATAAAGAATCTTTTTAAATCTTCATCAGAAAATTTTTTACTCAATTTCTCATAAACATATTTATGTTTATTTTTATGGAATTGATCAACAGAATATTTTACTCTACCATGATACTTATTAAAGTCATAATCTGTTGTAAAGTGTAATTTTAATGCTCTGTAAAGACAGCAACATAGATACGCAGACATTTTTATCACCAAACCTAAAAATCATATTGTAACTTAAAACTGTTAAAAAGTCAAGCGAACAGATGAACTTTTTATTAAACGTAATGCGATAGCTTCTTCTTCCATCTTACTTTTTAAGGCAGGGGAAATTAAAGATATAATTGAATCAACTTCCAGTTCTTTTTCTTCACAATAACTAACTATAGCATCAACATATTCAAGTTTATGTACATTCACTTTAGTAAAAATTATATTAGAGAATTCATGCATTTTATCAAAATTTTCCATTAAGCACTCTTTTTTGAATAAAAATTAGATTGACCTAGCTTTGCAGCTAATTTATATTCTCTACTCCATTTATATCTAGAATGAATACTTTTAAAAAATAATACATCTGGACCAAAATTAGGTAAAGAAACACGTTTATTTAAAATATCATCAGATAAATCTAAACTCTTTTCCCAGGAATCGCTGCCATATTTTATTTTAGTTTTGCGCGAGCAAACCCAAGAAAATTGACACAATTTTTTACCGTCATCATAATTTATTTGATTGACGACACCACAAATTGTTTTTGGAAATTTTTTATGATTAGTTCGATTTAAGACTACTTTGGCCACACCCTTTTTACCAGCAATTGGTTCACCTTTTGCTTCATGATAAATGACTTTAGCCAAGCATATTTTTTCTGATTCTGTATTTACTTGTTTTGCGAAACTCGCTGTAGGTATTATTAAAATTATAATAGCAAGAATGATCGCCTTTTTCGTAATTGAATACATCTTTGTTTCTCCTTGAGAAATATTCAAATAAACTGTTGCAGAATATTTCTAATTATGATTAGGACTTTTTCTTTTCCTGAAAAGCTACTAATAGTTGGTTTAAATTAACTCACAAAAATCATGGTATAAAAAGTATTTATACCATGCAGTATATAGTCTAACCTAAAACTCTTAAAAAGTCAAGCATTTTTTTAAAACTGTTTTCTACGATCTACCAAGTCTTTGATATATGGTCTAATTTGTTTAACAAAAACTTGCGATTTGTCGTTTTCGACCGCTATAATTGTTACAATTTGTTTAATCACAGTTCCTGTCATTTCCATATAAGCTAGTGCATAAAATGTTTCTTGGAGAAAATAATCATGTATATTTTCTTCAGTTTTTAATCTTCTAGCATTTTTAAAATCTATTACAGATAAAATACCATCAAATTCAGCAATACAATCAACACTACCAGCAATTTTTAATTTATCGCTGTATAGACAAGCTTCTTGAGCATGGATATTATTAATTCTATGTAAAATAGGTTTTAGAGAATAAAACATCTCGAGGGCATCTGGCATTCGGCATGATAACTGTTTATTGTTGAGATAGTCTTCGCACATTTGATGTAAGTTAGTTCCGCGTTTAGCAGAATTGTTAGTGATCTTATCTGCAGCATCATAACCTATTCTGTCACGCCATTCTTTTAGATAAGATTTATCTGATGTAGAACCAAGTACAGTGGTAATAGATGGATAACACCGATGACCTATTTGATAATGGCGTCGTCCATCTATGTTTACACGTGGATAAGATGTTATTTCAACTGGTACATGACAAAAATTCATTTTTATAATCCTAAACAATATTATAAATAAAATAGATCGCGGTATCCCCATACCCATCTACTCTAAACATTTTTCACACAATCAGGAGACTGTAATGTCCAGCACAGATATTTATATCGAAACCCTCAAACAAATTTCAATACATAATAAATATTTTTTGTGGTATATTAATATAATCAATAATGCCATTGCGAGAAAAGAAAAAATAGTTTTTAATTACAAAGAAAAACATCATATATTACCTAAATCATTTAAACTGGGAGGAGAAACTGATAAATCGAATATTGTTATCTTAACAGCAAGAGAACATTATATATGCCATTTATTATTAATTAAATTTTCTAAATCTTCGTATAAAACAAAAATGTATAGTGCATTATGGTGCATGGTTAATGGATCAAATATAAAAAGAAATCCACAAAGAAATTTTAAAATAAATTCTTATGTATATACCGATTTAAAATTAAATTTATCAAAAATTCGATCAGATAACATTAAAGGAGATAAAAACCCAAATAAATCGAAAGAAAGAAGGAAAATTTTATCGACTCTAATGAAAGGAGATAAAAACCCCATGAAAGGAAAACATCACACTGAATGCAGTAAACGAAAAATATCTATTGCAACATCTGGAGAAAATAATCCATTTTTTGGAAAAAATCATACACAAGAATCTTTAGAAAAAATGAGAAACGCAAAAAAACCTCCGCAAACCCAAGAACACAAAAATAAATGTAGATCAACTAGGTTAAAAACATTTTATTTTTTATCTCCATTTAACGAAATCGTAGAAATAAAAGATTTAAAATTATATTGCAAAGAAAATAATTTACAATATAATTCTATGCTAAAAGTTAACAGAGGAGAACAAAATAATTATAAAGGGTGGATTAAAGCATCTCACCCGTAATATTAAAACTATTATAACCCCAATTGTTCTTTTATTTGAAGATAATGTTTTACCATAGAAGACCTAACACAGTCATCCATAGTAAACTCTACTAAACCAAATTCGTCAAGCTTTTTCATGATGTTCAAGAAATCTTTCATACCACTTGTTTCTTTACGTTCATTTAAATCGCACTGTTTGATATCTCCTGCAAAGATTATTTTAGTACCTTCACCAATCCGAGTAAAAATTGTATTTAATTCATGAAAAGCCATATTTTCCATTTCATCAACAAAGATTAAACAATTAGAATATGTTAAACCACGTAGGAATGATGTTGATTCAAATTCAATAATATCTTTTTGTTTTAAGATTTCATAAGCATCATCTCTACCAAATAAATCATTTATTATAGATCTATAGGGAGCTTCATATACAGAAATTTTTTCTTTTTCTGATCCAGGTAAAAACCCTAAATCTCTAGAAGCAACTGCTGAGCGTAGGATAATAATTTTGTTAAAAGTACCTTCATCTAACATTTCTTTTAGACCAAGATATAAACTTAAAAAACTTTTACCTGAACCTGCACTACCATATAAAACTAAATTTTTACCTTCATTATAGCAATCAAATACTTTCTCTTGATTATCTGTTTTTGGAGTTATTGTTCTTAACTCAAAATTTAAACAGGTAACTTTATTTGTTGATTTTTTTGATTTTTTAGGTCTTAACATAAATTCCCTTTATAGCTCTATTAAAAATGAAAAACCCGCATTACCAATTTTTTGGTTAGCGGGTCTAGTGATTTTATTCTAAAGTGTACAACTCAAAATTCTCTTGGTATTTGAAATTTTCTGTCACCAAGAGTATTTCCTGGAACAGAATCTTTAATCCTTCCTATAATATGTTTTTGAAAATCAGCAGGAGGTTTCATTACCCCTAACCTTACTGGATCCCCGAAAATTGGAACCGAATCAAAATATCGTTCAATATTAGAGTTTTCTTTTAAATATTCTTGATATTCAGCAATTTTCATTATTTTTTCGAAAATCTCACCAGTTTCTTTATTTCTTAGTGAATAAATTGGCATAAATGTATTTTTAAATTGTAATAGAATTATTTATCAATTTTATAAATTCGCAACATACTCTTTATAAGCTGTTGTTCGTTTATCAATATTCCCATTCGGTAATCTAGGTAGATCTTCTGGATAATCGCTTGTATCTGGTTTAGAAGTTGCTGCAATATAGTGAGAAACTGTTGGCTGTACTTGCGGTTCAAATTTTTGTTTAAAACTTTCAAATGATTCAGCTAAAACTAAAAACGATTCTTTACTTAGATGAACAATTGTTTCATTATTATAGGAAGCAACAGCATATAAGATATTGTTTTCATTAATTAAAACTTCTGCTCCGTTGTGATTTTTCGATTTTACTGTTATCATAATACCTCGTAATATTTTATTTTACTATATAGAATATAAATAGTCAAGTACAATTTAGTGCTTGACTAAAAATTGTTTTTAGTATATAGTAAAGAAAATGTGTCTGTATAAAGGTTGATACGCCGACTGATATCGTATTGATAACCTATTCACCATAAAAGTGTGTAGAATAGCTCTGTCTAAGAAAAAAAGAGGTAAAGACACCACCTCGTTACTTCTAGGAAACTAGATGAAATTATCAATCACTCCAAACAAGAGATGATCCAATTAGGCGCAGGATCTTTAAAATCGCTACAGGTGTGGAAAGCAGCAGAACCAATCTTGGGTTGATAATGATAAAATACCTGTCTTATTCTAAAAAAATGAATTTGGGCTCCGGATAGCCTTATTCAACCTTAAAAAAGATAAATATAAAAATGCGCTTCCGAAGGAAGCGATGCGAGCGAAGCGAAGCATTAAATTAGTTCCCTTCGGGAACCCGCTTCGCGGAAATCTATTGACGTAAATTGAATTTCATAATACAATAAATAAAATTAAAAGGATGTTAATTATGGATAGACAAAAAATTATTGTTGCCTTAGAAACTTTAAGGGATTATAATAGATGGAGAAGAGGGCAGCTAAAAGTGATGCCCAACGCAACATTAATAGGAGAATCAATTGAATTAGTGATTGATTTAATATCAACAGAAATCTTAAATAAAAAATAATATGATCAAGAACGTTTATGAAATTTTAAAAGAATTTGAAGGTGCTAAAACCGATCAACAACGAAAACAAATTCTTGAACAAAATAATATCTATTACTTTAAACAAGTATTACAATATACATTTAATCCAAATTATCAATTCTACATTAAAGAATTTCCAACAGAATATATCAAACCCGATACTTTTCCTGGAATTCGATTAGCTGGTCTTGAGTCAGAACTTCGTAGAGTTTATCTTTTCTTAAAAGGTGATCCAACAGCGGATACATTAACAGAACAAAAACGTAATGTTCTTCTATTACAACTTTTAGAATCATTTGAACCTGAAGAAGCAGTTGTTTTCGTCAACATGATGAAAAAAGACCTTCAAATCCCAGGATTAACAGAATCTTTAGTCAAAGAAGTTTTTCCAGAATTATTTTAACACTTTTAAATTTTATATGAAACAAAATATTAATATTTTTGATGATTTCGGTGAGTTTCAAACAAAAAAACGAAAATCAACTAAAAATTTGAAAACCAAACGAGTCTCATTTTCTGAATTGGATTATGACGATAATTTTTCTTCAAACAAAAAATACAAAAATGTCGATTATAAAAAATACTAGAGATATATACAACAATATTTCTAAACCTGAACCTGCAAAAAGCCCAGTAATTCCAGCTAATCAAGAATTGTTGGATAAAGTTGTTAGCGATTTAAATAAAAAACCTCAAATTGCTCCAAAAATAAAATAAGAGATTAATATGATACCAGAAGATTCTACTTTACGCAGACATTACCTGACTGAATTGAAATATAAACAGGAATCTCAATTTGAGGATTTTATTTCTGTTGCTACAGGTAAAGGATCACAAGTTAACCCAATACCACAATTTCCTGCAGCCCAGGAATCAATTCCTTATTCTTCTTATCTAGCAGCATTTGCTTTTGTTTTGTTGCTGTTGGTTTTATTTTAGTGCTTGACTTTTTGATGACTTTAGGTTAAGATAAAGTTTCCAATTAACCTGTAAGGATTTTATTATGAGTATTTACACTAAAGAAGATATTAAACAATTATTGCAAAATAATGTTGGTACTGTAACTTTCACTAAAACTGATGGTACAGAACGAGTTATGAAATGCACTTTACAATCTCATGTGTTACCTATTACTGAAATTGTTGAGGGTAAAGTAATTAAAACCGAAAATCCTAATGTGTTATCTGTTTGGGATTTAGATAATAATGGTTGGCGTTCTTTCAAAATTGATTCTGTACTTTCATTAAATATTAATATTTAAAATGACAAAACATATTCAACAAACTTATCAAGTTCTTGATGAGATTGAACATATTAGAAAAAGAACTGGCATGTATGCTGGTTCTACTTCAATCCAAACAAGCCAAGAATGGGTTTATAATACTCAATCTAAAAATATGGAAAAGCGAGATATTTCATATATCCCCGCTTTTATTAAAATCTTTTCTGAAATTCTTGATAATTCTATTGACGAAGGAAAAAGAGCGCCTGATGTATTAAATCAAATTAAAGTGGATATTACATTTGATGAAATTTCTATTCAGGATAATGGTCGAGGTATTCCCGTAGAAATTCATGATCAAACTGGAACATATATTGCAGAAACAGTTTTTTCTAATTTGCGCGCAGGTTCCAATTTTAATGATGATGAAGATCAATCATTAATCGGTACTAATGGTGTTGGTTCAACATTAACTAATGTTCTTTCTACAAATTTTAAAATTGAATCTTGCGACGGTAAGAAAAAATTAACTCAAGATTTCTGGAATGGGATGCGAGAGCGTTCAGAACCTAAAATTAAAGAATATTCTAAAAATGGAACTAAAATTACATTCACGCCAGATTATGAATTTTTTAAGTTAACAGGTTTAGATGCAGACCATATTTGTAAAATTCAAAAGAAAGTAATTGATGCTGCTGCAAATAATTTAAATATTAAATTTTATTTTAATGGTGAATTAATTAAATTTAAATCTTTTGATGATTATATTTCGTTATATTCTACTGAGTATTACACAGATAATACTGATGATTGGAAAGTTGGTATCAGTTCTTCGGATGGATTTGAGCAAATTTCTTTTATCAATTCGGTAGAAACTTATCAAGGTGGAACTCATGTCAATTATGTTGTTGATCAAATCACAACTAAACTTCGTGAGCACTTTAAGAAAAAACATAAAGTGGATGTAAAACCTAGTGATATTAAAAATCATTTTAGAGTTTATATTGCTGGTACAGTAAATCGACCAAGATTTTCTAGTCAAACAAAAGAAAATATGATTAGTTTGCCAACCGAATGGAAAACTTCCTGGAGCGTTAGCGATAAATTTATTAAAAACATTCTTAAATCCGAGATTATTCAATCTATTTTGGATTGGGTTCAGGCTAAAGAACGTGCTGCTGAAGCTGCTGAATTGCGTAAAGCTAATAAAAATTTAGATAAAGCAGATCCACGTAGAGTTGAAAAGTTCCATGATGCATCTACCAAACAACGTAATGAAGCAATGTTATTTTTAGCAGAAGGAGATTCTGCACTTTCAGCATTGTTATCTGGTAGAGATCCAAAAACAATGGCAGCATTTCCGTTACGAGGTAAACCTGTTAATGTACGACCTATGGAATTAAAAGATATTCTTGATAATAAAGAATTTAAAAGCATCATGACAATTACTGGGCTTCAATTTGGTGTTCCTGTTAATTCTATCGAAGATATTCGGTTTGGTAAAATTGTCCTGTCTACAGATTCGGATTTAGATGGATTTCACATAAGAGCATTATTATTAAATGCGTTTTATAAATTTTGGCCAGAATTATTTTCTTTAGGTGTTATTTATATTTTAAATACACCAATTGTAAAAGTTAAGTATAAAAAAGAAATATTAAGTTTTTACACTTTAGATCAATTTAATGATTGGAAAAAAGATCATATTGGAGAAAAATATGAATCCAAATATTATAAAGGTCTAGGAACCAGTTCTAGTAAAGAATGGAAAATTTATTTGTCCGAATTGGCTAATAATTTAGAACAATTAATTTCATTAAAAGACGAGACTGCACTTTTTGATTTACATTTTTCTAAAGAAACTGGTAGTACTGATAAGAGAAAAGTTTGGTTGGGTATTGAAGGGTAAATATGATAAAATATTGTTTTCCATTTTCTACCTTAGATGGATTAGAATTGATTCCGTTTTTGTGGATGTTTGATGAAACTTTTATTAGAAGTATGGGTAAACGATTTAAAAATCTTAATAAAGATTTATTATATCAAAAAAATTATATTTCTGATGTTTTATTAGAGAAATTAGATGGAGTTGTATTTTCTGGGTATGTAGGTAAAATCCAATACAATTATAATTTTTCTGAAAATACTAGAACAATTAGATTTTCTATTGATACTGAAATTTTATTTGACTTATGAATATAAAATTAACTGAAAATGATATAATTAATTTATTATTCAGATTTGAATATTTACAAGAATCAGTATTTGATCAAATAAATTCTTCAATCTTAAATTTAACAGAATTTAAATGTAAATTTAAACTTAAATTTTATTCTAAACCATTTATATCATATGGTGTATTATCATTTAATAAATGTTTAAATAATAGATCTATTATTTTAGAATTTTCTGATACCGAATTAACATATTTAAAAATTATGGATATACAAACAAATAAAATTTTATTGGAGATAAAATGAAATCTTTTAAATTATTTCATGAAATGTCTATAAATGTTGGTGATGTTAAAATGGATTTAGCCACAAAACATGATCAACAAATTCATTTTAAAAAAAGTCGAAATTATCCTATTATGGATAATTTAAATAATAATGTTAAAAAACATGTTTTTAAAAATAAAAATATAACAAAATATTATACTAATGATCATGATTCAGGAAAAACTTTATATAAAAGCGAATTTCATGAACATAATCCCACAAAATTTATTCCATTCAAACATCAAGAACAGACATCTGTTGAAAGAATATCTACAAAATTATTACCGAAAAATTATGCATTGCATGAAACATTAAATCATCTACATAATTCTAATTTACCTTTAATTTCTTCAACTTACCAAACCCCATCAGGTCATAATATGTGGAAGAAATTATCTCATAAAGCATTGGAAACTGGTCATCATGTTTATTATCACGATGGATCTAAGTTACATAAAACTACATCTGAGAATATAGAAAATCATCTACATTCATATTTTGACCCAGGAACTAATTTTGATTCTTCTGGTAATTTGATTGATCCATTAGATTTCGAACATAAACATATAATTATATCTAAACATAAACTATGAAACAAATTACAATCGATAGATTATTTCAGGAACAATATCGTCCGTACGCCAACTACGATAATGAGCGTTCATTACCAAATTTAATTGATGGTTTGAAAATTACTCAGCGTAAAGTTTTATATACTTGTTTATTGAAAAATACAACAAGTGAAATGAAAGTCGCTCAATTAGCGTCTTCCGTGGCATACGAAACCCAGTATCACCACGGTGAAGCAGGTATTGGTGGCGTAATTTGTAACCTTGCGCAGGATTTTGTAGGCTCTAATAATTTAAATTGGTTGGATCCTATTGGTCAGTTTGGTTCTAGATTAAGCCCAATTCCAGCAGCTCATCGTTATATTTTTACAAAATTATCAAAAAACTTTAGACAATATTTCCGTAAAGAAGATGATATTATCCTAGAGCATTTATATGAAGACGAATATAAGATTGAGCCAAATTTCTTTGTGCCACTCTTGCCAGGAGTGCTTTTAAACAGTACCCAGGGTATTGGTACTGGTTTTGCTTCTACGATCCTCTCTCGTGATCCTCGAGAGCTCTCGTCCTACATTAAGAACAAGATGTCAGGTGGTATTCGATATTATGATTTACTGCCGTATTTTGACGGATTCAAAGGTACAGTTGAACGTGTAGAGGAAAATAAATATAAAATTAGTGGTTGTATTGAGCGAGTTAGTGCTACTCAAATTAAAATTACTGAATTGCCTGTTGGTATGTATCTTGATGACATTAAAAAACAATTAAATAAATTAATAGAAAATGATTCCATCAAAGATTATGAGGATAATTCGACCGAAGAAAGTTTTGATATTGATGTGTACTATCAAAGAGGAATTTTAAATAATTTACTTGACGAAACCCTACTTGATAGGTTAAAATTGACTACAACGGTTACTGAAAATTTAACGTGCTGGTTGCCCACTGGTAAGTTAAGAAAATTCAGTTCTGTTAATGATATTATTGATTACTTTGTTGATTGGCGTTTGTGTAAATATACTGAACGTATCATTAAGTTAATTGATATTTTAAACGATGATATTAAAATTTCTAATGAGCGAATTAGATTTATTTATTTTTATTTAGATAATGTTAATTTATTTAAAAATGCATCAAAACTTGAGTTAATTTCAATTTTAGATGAAAATGACTTTACTGATAAATTATTAGATATGAAAATTTGGAATTTAACTGGTTCTAGAATAAAAGAATTGGAAACTCAGGTTAAAGAATTAAATACTAAGAAAAAACAATTAGAAAAAACAACTAATATACAATTATATTCAAAAGAATTGGAGGAATTATGATCCCAGAATTTACAGCTCAAGAATTACAAGAATTGAAATCTAGATTTAATAGCATCGTTGTTAATGAAAGTGTAGAAAATGAAGTTATTGTTCATACATTATCATCTGGTAGAATTGTCAAAGGTGTAGTTACAATGGAAGGTGTATTACAAGTTAAATCTGTATCTAACTTTTTGTGCGGATAAAATGCAACAACAATATACAGTATCTACAGGGATGGATACATATCAAGCAGCAAGTTTAATTCCTTGGTATGATATCCTAACTGATGAATTTATTGAATTTATGCAAAATTGTGTATTTGAAGATATTTCTTTAGATTTAGATGACAATTTAGGTTATTATTTATGGGATTTATTTCAGCATAGAATGTGGATAAAATCTCAAATATCTGGTTGGATATGTAATAATGGTAGAAGATTAGAATGGGATAGTAAATCTAAAAAAATGACTAATATAAAAATCTATAATATTATAGATAACCAAAAATATCTTTTATTGGAGTTAAAATGAAATCTTATTGGGATTTTATTGAAGAAATGGCTCGAAATATAGGAAATCACCCTTATTCGAGATTAAATAATGATAGAGAATTTCGGTTTGAGAAGTATAAAACTAATTCAAGTTATCCTATTTATCAATATGATACAGGCGATCAAAATGTTAATGTGACTAAACATATTGATAATAATGGTACTATTTATTATTCAACCAATGATAATTCATCAAAAGAAATTATACATTATTCAAATATTGAAACGCATAAACCTACAGCTAAATTACCGTTTAAACATCAAGAACAAACAATGGTTGAACGAATAAAAGATAATAGATTACCGAAAGAATATGCTACAAATTTTATCTATAACCATTTTAAATCAAGTAATTTACCTTTAAGAAGTTCTGATACACAATATAGAACTGGGCATAATATGTGGAGAAAATTAGCTCATAAAGCTTTAGATGATGGTTATCGTGTTTATTATCACGACGGATCGCAATTACATAAATCTAATAAAATGAATGTTGATAAACATTTAGATTCTTCTTTTGGTGTAGAAACTAGAATTAGAGGTAACGCATTACCTCCAGATTATGAACAACGACATATTATTTTATCAAAAAAGGAATTATAGAATGAATTATTTAATTATAGATTTAAATCAGGTTGTGATTAGTGGATTACAATCTCAAGTTAAATCTAACAAAATAAATGTTTTGAATAAAGATTTATGTAGACATTTAGTTCTTAATTCAATTAGAGCTATTGTCTACAAATTTAAACGAGATTATCCTAACGTAATTATCGCAGCAGATTCTAGAAAATATTGGAGAAAAGAAGTATTTCCTTTCTACAAAGCAGGTAGAAAAAAAGCTCGCGAAAAATCAACACTAGATTGGACTTTAATTTTTGAAGTTTTGGATGAAGTTCGTACTGATTTAATTAATATTTTTCCATATAAAGTTATTTTAGTTGATAGAGCTGAGGCTGACGATATTATTGGTACTCTTGTTCCTAGATTATCTGCTCACGGTAATGTTTTGATTGCTAGTTCTGATGGAGACTTTAAGCAATTACACAAATATGGTAATGTTAAACAGTATAATCCTATGTTGGGAATATATGTTACTTCGCCTAATCCAGAATTAGAATTAAAAGAAAAAATCTTAACAGGTGATAGTGGAGATGGTATCCCTTCTTGTTTGTCTAATGATAATGTTTTGGTGGAAGGTATCAGGCAAAAGCCATTAACGGCTAAGAAAAAAGCTGAATTGTTATCGCAAGATTTTAATAATCCTGATATTGAGTTTTATAGAAACATTCAACGCAATAAATTGTTAATTGATTTGACTATGACCCCACAGGATATTAAAGATAAAATTGTTGAGGAATTGGAATCTGACCAAACTGGTTCTAAACAATTGGTAATGAAGTATTTTATTGAAAAAAGGTTAAATAGATTATTGGAGTGTATTGATGAATTTTAATGACATTGAATTAGAAGAAACAATTGGTGATATTATAGATAATGTTGCTGATATATTTGGTACTGTAGATGATTCTTTAGTGGAAAAACTGCGCGATATTGCTCTTGAATTTGCGTCCGATTTTGATCGCGATTATTATTAATTTTTATAATAATTACAAAATAATTGTATCTCTTTATCTGTGAGATCATTTTTAGCTCGATTGGCTTTGACTGAAATAATTTCTATGTTATCTATTTCATATCCTTTCGAGCTATCTATTCTATCGAAACTATAACTATCGTCTTGTGCTGCTCCACGATGCCATTTTAAAGGTATTCCCAACACAGGACATGTTATAGGAAAACTTAAATTATTTAACTCTGGAATTGTTAACGTAAATTCTATTTTTCTACGTTTAGCTGACTGTTTAAGTCGTTGATAAATTTCCCGAGTTTCTGGTGGTTTTATTCTACAATTCATATATTATTTTTTATGTACATATTAGTATTAATTATATCCCTTAAATCGCAATTTAATCATGCATTAGATGTTAAAATTCAAGATAAGATTGAAACTGAACACGTTTGTCAGGCAATAGCAGAAGAAACTATTGCAGGGCTAAAATATTATGACAAAGATGTTAATACTAAATATTTTTGTAAATTGAATACAGCTCGATAAGGAAAAGAATTGATAAATTATTTAAAAGACATTTATAAAGAAGAAGAGCATGATGGATTTATTTTTTTATTGGATAATGACGAAATGTTAGATATTTCTGCCTTTACCTATAAAGATCCTTCTCCTCCAGTTGAGATGCATGAATCTCTTGGTTATAAGTATCATATTATAACATATAGAGAAACTGTTGATGGTGATATTGTTGAACCTGATATGTTTGAAGCTATTTTAGGTAATCCTTGGCATTATTCATCTAATTTAATTAAAATGGGTTTTTTTGGTACTATATGTAAAAAGACTGCAACATCATTTCAAACTGTAAATGCTATGTTTCAAGATTTAGTTAAAACTGTACATGATCAGGAAATCGATGAACAAACAAATTGATAAGTTAATAGAAGAATATATTCCATCAGATAAAATTAAAGCGGAAAGTTTAATTCGAGCATTTGCTGCTGGGTTAACAAAAGAAATGGAACGGTATGCTGAGAGTCAGTATAGAAAATATAAATCCAGTACGAGTCAAACTGTACGTGATGATCCTTGGGTGTTAGGTACAAGCGAAGGCGCTGATCATTGTGTAGAAATTATTAAAAAAATGCTTGACGAATAGTACGAATTAGGTTAAACTATTGTTATGTTAATAAAAAAGGTGAAAACTGATGTGTAAAATTAAATTTGTAGAAGTATCGCAAATTATGGAAGATGGTCGCGCAATTGGTATGAAATATCTGGATAATTGGATGGTTATTACTAATTATAAAGATGTTGATGAAGCATTTTTAAATTTTAAATTTGTAATTAATACGGTTGTAACAGATAACCAATCAATTATTTTATGTCGAGATGATGTAAAACGTTTTTGTAAAGCTATCCAAACAAATGTTGGTGATTGCGGTTCCAAAAAAACTATTTTTGGTAAATTAAAAGAATTTTTGCATGATAATTATGAAGTAAAACGTATTATTATGAATCCAAGAACTCTAGAATATTATCCGCAAAATAAAGCATTTATTGTTAATAAATTATGAAACCGATTTATTGGGTAGAAGTATTAGAACGGGAATATGGTACTTTAAATTCACATAAAGTTATCCAGGAATATCCATTTCCTGATGTTGAATTTGAACCCTTTGGATTCGATTTAGCATTATTTGAGCAACAAATATATAAAATTGAAGATAAATTAACTAGATTTGCTACGCATAGGAGATTTAGGTTTATCGTTGACATATGGCACCCTAAAAATTATTTTAGGGTAGTTATTAAACCATGGAAATATAAAAAGTGAGGAATGATGGCAACAATTTCAAAAGCAAGTAGAAAAGCAAATCCAATGAAAACCAAGAATGAGCGACCAAGATTAGGTAATTATTCTACTGCAACATTGCGTGAAATGGCTGAAAAAGCTAGTTCAAAAAAGCAAAAACATAAAATTGAAAATCGTATTAAATACAATGTTAAAAGAGGTGTATAATGAGTGGTGTTGAAGTTAAAAAATGTAGTTGTTCAGGAACTCCTGCTGCTGAATTCCAGGATAAACAGTATGGAAAAGGTATGAGAGTAATGAATCAAGACGCTAAAAAAGGTTATTCTTGTACTGTTTGTGGAACTAAACACAAATAATTAATTAAAGATATATCCTAATCCTAATATAAGAAGCCAGAAAAGAAACTGATTTACAGTTATTTCTACTGGCTTCTCTTTTCTTGTTGATCGAGTTGTGCTCGATTTTGTTCTTTGTTTTCTTGGGTTAAATGCAGAATATCGATCTCGATAAAATTTCTTTGTAGGATTTTTTCTGTATTTTTTCCCAAAATTACTCATTATTTTTTCGCAGCTTTTGCAACGTTTTTAGCAACTTTTGCAACTGATGTGGATCCTTCAGATTCTGCTACTTCACCTAATGCTTCAGCTACAACTCCAACAACATTATCTGTGTCAGCTAATTCTTGTCCTATTTTAGCCGCTGCAGCTCCAGCTTTTTCAGTTAAAGGAACTAATTCTTCATTTCCTGTTATAATTTCTACAGTTGTTGCGGCTTTTGTTAAAAATGGCGCAAATTTACCGAGTCCAACAAATCCCATTTTAATTTTTGATAAAATATTTGTTAAAAAATTCATTTCATACTCCTTTTGGTTATTTAAAATTTAATATCAGTTTCTGGTGCAGTTTCTTTAAAAAATACTCCAAGGATACCGAATACAACAGCAGCACCGTTCATTGCTGTATTCCATTGTTCATCAGGGATTTGTTGACCTGCTAAAGCAAATAATGCAGCTAGAGATGCATGTGTACTTGGTTCTCTTAACCTTTTAAATACATATAACAATTTTCCTATTATGTTCCCCATAAAAATCTCCTATTTTTATTTGTATTTAGTAAAAATAGCTTGACTACATCGAACTTATACGGTATAATAAATAAGAGGAAACTAAAATTTGAGGCATAATATGATACAATCAGTTGAAGATTACCATGAAGGGGTTGCAGTGTTTAATACCAATGAAGTGAAACTCGTTCATGAGTTTAAGCAAGGATCTAACCATTCTATGGTTAGAGAAAAAAACGGAATTTATATCGTTGATTTATTTAGTCAACGTGGTATTGAAGCTAGAACTAGATATGATAATTTAGAATCAGCAAAAAAAGTAGCTGAAGATTGGGTGTTAAATAAGTAATGTTAAATTGGATCGGAACTGTTAATTTTTTGGTTGCAGGAACTTTGATTGCAACAAATGTTGAACCTTATAGTAAATATGCATTTATATTTTTTATGTTGGGGCATGGTTCTTGTCTATTAAATGCGTTTAATAAAAATATATATTCGTTAAAAGTGCGATATATTTTCTTTTGTATTATAGATGCAGTTGGTATCTATAATTGGTTTAGTTAAGGAGTATTAATGAAATCGTTTAAACAATTTATGGATGATATTGTTGAAGATAAATCACCATGCTGGAAAAATTATAAAATGTTAGGTATGAAGAAAAAAGGGTCAAAAATGGTTCCTAATTGCATACCTGAAGAAGTTGAAGAAATTTTTGAAGTTACTGGCACTGAATTGTATGAAGATTGGCAAGAACTTGACGAAGAAGCTGAAAAAAATGGTAAACGAGTTAAATTAAATAAACCATTTTTAACTCCAGGTGGTCCAAAGAAACGTTCAGTGTATGTAAAAAATGGCTCAGGTAATGTCGTTAAAGTAAATTTTGGTGATCCAAATATGGAAATTAAACGAGATAGTCCTGAGCGTAGAAAAAGTTATAGAGCTAGACATCATTGTTCCGATCCAGGTCCAAAATGGAAAGCTAATTATTGGAGTTGTAAATATTGGAGTAATACTCCCGTATCAAAACTAGATTAATACAGAATCTCCCCGCTGCCTAGACGGTTCTAGGTAAAACCGATGCATGTGCATCAAACTTTAATCTGAAACAAAGGAGTCTTACATGGCTGCTACATCTAATACTATTAAAGAAACTGTTACAGAAACACCATTGTTAAATAAAAGAAATTTAACATTAGGTATGTTGTTATATTTAACATTTTATTCATTTATTCGTTGGTACGAAGGGGTTTATGGTTGGTCAGCTGGTCTCGACTCATTCGCTCCAGAATTCGAAACATACTGGATGAACATGTTGTATATTGAAATTGTTGCAGAAGTGTTATTGTTCGCGGGTATTAATGGTTATATTTGGAAAACTCGTGATCGTAAAATGATGTCAATTATTCCGCGTGAAGAGTTGCGTAGACATTTTACTCATTGGACATGGTTGGTTTGCTACGGCTGGGCTATCTACTGGGGTGCTAGTTACTTCACAGAGCAAGACGGTACATGGCACCAAACTATTGTTCGTGATACTGACTTTACTCCAAGTCATATTATTGAATTCTATTTGAGTTACCCAATCTATATCATCACTGGTACAGCTAGTTTTATGTATGCAAAAACAAGATTGCCTACTTATCAACAAGGTTTACATTTAATGTATCTTATTGCTGTAATTGGTCCTTTCATGATCTTACCAAATGTTGGTTTAAATGAATGGGGTCACACATTCTGGTTTATGGAAGAGTT